CAAGCCAACGCTATCTCGTCCTTACCCCAGCGTCGGTGCGCTATCTCGATGGCTCGCTTCCCACCACCGCACATGTACTGATGCAGCGGTGCCTGATAGCTGCGAATGCGGCGTTCAACCAGCATTATTTCTCGTAGACATTCTTGATTGTCCAGACCGCATCACCAGTGTGCTCGACCTCTTGCTTCTCGCTCCACTTCATCCGTGTCTTCGTCCACCAGATTAAAGCGGTCGTGTCGCCGCCCATCGCCTTGCTGAACAGCGTTTGAGCCACTTTAGCGTTTGCTTTGGTCGCAGATGTGTCCAGCTCACGCCGAAAGTGCTTCCGAAGCGTTTTCTCATCGATTCCATCACGAACCACTAGGCACTGGGATTCCTGCGGGATTCCAACGGCAGTCATCTGCTCGACGAGCTTCCGTTCCGCTGCTGTCGGTTTAAACGGCGGTCTGCGTTTCAATGGCATGTTTTCTCTGCCTTTTTATATGCGGGAATAATTCCCCGTTAAATTCTAGCATAGCAGTCCGAGATTAAAGTTAAGGCCGTAATTTAAACCCCGAAACGGTATTGACTTTTTTATCAAACGCCACACATCCCATCGCATTCATCGAGAAATGACAACTGACCGAAATCTTTTGCCCCTCGAAAATCTATTTCATCCAACGGCTTACACTCACGGTGTAGAAAAATCTTGCCCTTAATTTGTTTCCCGCGCCGGTCTAGTTTGATCACTCTGTTCCACTCCTTCTCAAAATCAACGGCACGTTGAAATTCATCGGGCATCGTAGTTTTCAACTTTTGCCATTCCTCATTCTTGTGGTAAGGGCAAAACACACAGGCTGAACGAGGAGGGGTTGGGTAGCCTTTATCTGCCATCCATTCAAAACAGTGACCGCGAGTCATTTTCGCGGTAATTAAAGGGAAAACGTTTTCTATCCAGTGATCACGCGAGTATTTCATTCGCTGTATTTCATCTAAGGAAATACCTAGCCATTGCTCGATCAGAATTTTCTTAGGAATTCTTTGGCCTTTTTCATATCCGGCTAACTCTCGACACTTCCGAATAATTGGAACGATCTTGTAATCAGCCGTGCATTTCCTTAAAAGCATCCCTTTGCTTCCGTCAGGGTTTAACGAAAACGCAGGGATAACATTCCGCACATATTGCCCGTCCCCGTCTTTGCTAGTTTTAAGAGTTAAGCATTCATCTTGCAGATTTCCCGCTGTTACCCGATGAACCGGAAAAGGAAGCTGCTTTTCTAGCCAGTCGAGCCATTCATAAACCTCTGCGGGTTCTCCTTGAGTATCCGCAAATATCGCGCAGTCCGGCATCGGCGTGATTTCGCCGTGCGCTGCCATCAGTGCCAGAGTAGAAGACTGAACCCCTGCGCCGAGGCTTAGAATAATTTTCTTTTCCATCAATGCCTCATGTTCGCATTCAAGCTGCGCCAAACGTCAATCCCCAGCTCCCACTGCCTTCGCTTCAAGCTAAGCAGCGTTTTTTGAAATTCGGCTTCTTTCAGCGCGTCGAGGGCTAGTTTGTACTGCGCCGATGTTAACGCAGCACGTTCCCGTTCGATGCTTGTACCGGTTGAAGGTGTGGCGAGAGCGCGTTGAACTTTCAGATTTTCTTTAGCCGCGCTGTGCGTTGCCGTAGCCTGAGCCATTGCCTCATCGCTTTCTCCGAGTTGCATAAGCCATTTTTCGACGTGCTGTTCAGTCGGAAGAGACACGCTTGTACTCCTTTCTCAACTCTTCCACCGCCTTGGGCCCGTAATTTTTTTCGATCAAATACGCTACGCTCTTCATCCGCTTCGCGTCCGGCTGGGATAGCATCAAAGCTAATCGGTCGTGCAATTCGGATAAATCATAGACCGGCATTTCGCAGCCGCGACAGCATTCCCGAAAGGTGTTCTCGCCCCACTTTCCTCTGATCCTCGCTTAACTTGTGAGGGATCTGAGGAACGTATGGCTCGATGGGCTTCCCCGCTTTACAGAATTGCCGGAATTGCGGAAGAGTCGGCGGCCATTCTTGATCTGAGTCAAGGCACGAAACAAAACCTGTCTTGATTTGATCGAGACTTAGATCGGCCAAACCCTTCCCCCATGTGTCGTCTTGATCAAATTCACCGAAACTTGATGTCCATTTGTGACCATAGACTTGAGTCATTCGGCTCCAGAGTCGGTCAATTACCGTTTCCGGCTGCTTCACGCTTGGCAGCTCTCTTTTCTCCGGCGATCCTGACCCTATCAACCGCGCTGAGACTTCGCCTATTTTCTCCATTACCTCCTCCTCCTTTTTTCAATGGGAATAATCCGGTCCATCCAGACCTGATCGCTTGATCAACAATTTCTTGCTGTTCGTCGAACGGTAAACCTTCTAAAACTCGCCGATTTTTCTTCTCGGCTCCCAGTGTTAATTTCTTTTTGATCTCTTTTCGATGCTGAACAAACTCTTCCCATGCTTTTTCATTAAGAAGCTCACTCGATCTATATAGTGACGGTTCTATTGGTGGTTCATCATTATATATGGTGGCAACCATTGCCTTCTGGGAGAGGCAACCATTGCCTTCTGGTTTTGATTCCAGAGTGCTGTCATTGCCGACTGGAAGTCCCAACGAAAGACGATAAACGCTTGATGCTTGCTGTCCGGTTTTACCTCGGCGCTTCTCTACCTCGATAAAATCACCGTCTAAGCGACGGAGAGCCGTTCTAACGGTTCTTTCGGACAAAGAAGTGTCAACGCATAGGGTCTTCACTTTCGGCCAGCACAGGCCCGTAGAATCGGCATAGTTCGCCAGAGCTAAAAGCACCAGCTTCTCCGAGGGATTCTTAACTGCGCATCCGAACGCCCACGACAGTGCGTGAACGCTCAATTAAGCCACCAAGTCAGGGCTTGATTACCGGAATCCTTGCATTTTCTCATTGTGCCGCGCTTGACGAGACCCAAAGACTCTAGCTCGGGGAGTCGCTTATGCGGCGTTTCGGCGCACGTTCTGATTGGTAAGTCTGGATGCCGTTGCAGCATATTCCTCGACAGTTCACCGGAAGTTGATCCGCGATTTGCTTTGACGAGATCTAACACTTGCTGCCTCCGGCGCGAGAGCTTCTCGTTCCGCGCCCCAAGATGAGAGCTGAGCGGGTCAGTTCTTCGAGCCGGTCGATAATCAATATCTAACTGCATCATCGTCTAATTATCCTCCACAAATAAAAGCCCGCCGCGAGCGCGATTTCGGGGAGGAAAAAAGTTTACGCCCGCAGCGGGAGGAGAAAATCATTTAATTTTAAGACGGACTGCCGCCCCCACAATCCTGTCAGCAGTCGCCTGCTCCAACAGATCCGGCCATTGATAAACCGCCTGGACGCTAATGCCCAAAGCGTCCGCCAATTTTCTGACAGACCCGAACCGTTTTATTGCTTCAATTTTCGTCATTCGCCCATTTTGCGGCAAGCATAAAGTTAAATCAACCTTTAATTAATGCTTGCGCCTAACGTAACGTTCAATTAAACTGGGGTTTAACGCAAACAACACTTTCCTGGGGAGGAAAACAAAATGAAAAAGCAAACAATCTTCGGAACGCCGATAACACCGATCAAGCTGCTCGACCAGTTGCAAGGCGAGTCTTTCTGCATCTCTTACTGGAACCGTGACAAGTTTTCAGATGCCGACCTTCAACGTTACATCGACACAGCCGGTGAGCTGCTTTTAGACAACGGCGCGTTCTCTGCCTTTAACGCAGGCATCGAATGTTCAGACGAATATTGGGATGCGTTCGCTGATTGGGCGCTCTCAATCGCAGCTCGTCACCCGAAAGTTAAAATAATCGTCCCCGATACAATCACCGGCGGTACAGACGAAAACATTCGCTTAGCTCGCCGCTACATCCCAGTGTTTCAACAACGTGCGGTCATCGTATGGCATCTGCATGAGCCGGTCAGTTATTTACGGCATTATGTTGGATATGACATAGCCTTTGGCAGCTCAGGCGCTTACTGGCAAGTAGGCACACCCAAATGGCACGCCCGCGTAACGCAAGCGCTAGACGCACTCAAGACCAATAACGACGATGACAAGCGCTCCGAGTGGATTCAAGTTCACATCCTTCGCGCCCAAGCTGAGCATCATCGCTACGACTTCAACTCAAGCGATTCAACCAACCTAGCCACAAACCATTGCCGTTATCGAAAAGAAGGCGGAGATTATGTCCGTCGCTTTGCAGACCGACTGATTAACAAAGTAGCGGCATAGCCGTGAGAAGAAACAGAATGAAAACATACCAGCTAATTTACCCAGAGGAGTACGCGGATTTAATCGAAGACCTTGACCTTGATTTAATCTGGGAAGCCGTCGGGCCTGACGCTTATGAAAATCACAACGAAGTCGGAATGAAAGTGCGTGC